CTTAAGTCCGTTATAGCCGAGGTAGTACTGTCGTCCAAGCATTTCTTCGAAGTGTTGTTCTGCTTCTGCACGTGACTTCGATTCTCGAATCTTCTTTGTTAGCTCTTCGTCGCGTTTTTGCTTGTCTTCGCGTTTTCGTTTTCGCGTTTCTTCTGCTTTGTCGATTGGTCTCTCGCACGACCCGCCTACAATCTTTCTGTCTTTGATCGCGTAGTCGTACATGAAGGCAGGTTTGCCGTAAGTGATTGTCTTGATATTTGGATGATATCCGTTGACGTCGAACTTGTCCGCTCGTTTGTAACAGACTGCTTTCTTCCACTGTCCGAATGCGTGGAGGTGTCTACCTCCGTCTTGATGTTGTTCTTCGCCGATGATGTAATCAGCGTTGAGTGTGTTTAGCATGTTACCCACTGCATCTGCAGCTAGGTTGCCGCATTGGGCGTATGTCAGTAGGACGTATTTGCCTTGGAATTTGAAAGACATTGTAGTAGTGGTTGCTTAGTCAGACGCTTTTGAAAATTGAAGGGGAAGGACCATAATGTTATTCCTTCCCCGTTGTAAAATCAAAGTCTGGGGATGTGGTTTATATATGTCTGCAGGTGGTCCGTGCGTTGTTGGAGTGGTCCTATGTGACGCGTTGGTGGTGTGCGACGTGGTGGTGCGCTAACGAGAGTGTGTTCGTGTTTTGTGGTGGCTGTGTAAACTCTAAATGACGTATTCGCTTGCATTACGTGTACATGTCACTTCATTGGCTCACTGCTTTCATATGTGAAAATTGGGATTGAATTGAGATTACTCTACGGCTAGTCCGTCTTTCCATTTAGCCCTTTCTTCCCTCCAGTATGCTTGTGCCTCCTTCACTAATTCTCCTCCTACGTGGTTTGTTTCCCAGTTGTGTGGAAAGTAACAAATCCCAGCCCATTCTTCTGCGTCGTGGTAGTCGTGTGGATTGTGATTGGTTAGGTAAGGTGGAATTTTCCATGTGTAGCCGAAGGCTTTCACCCATGTGTGATTCGTGTAGGGATTGACGACCCAGTCAAGCCATGTATAAAAATAATCATTACTAATGTGACCATAATATACAAAGTCTAAAGCTTCAGCTGTTAGAATGCGTTCCATCTCCAGTGTGTCCAAAGGACCTTCAGGTATGGAATCTAGTGGGGTGCTCATTGTCCGGCACAAAGAGTTGTTCCGATTGTTGTGATGCCTGAGGTGTCGATGTCGGTGTGTTGTCTGGTGTGACGACCCATGCAAGGGGTCCTCGGTCGATCTTTACGATAACGCAGTTGTCCTCAAGATAGTCCCAGTCACGCTTGTCGTTTGCTCTGTCCAGGTAGTATTGGTGGTCGTTGGTGATGTAGATGGCAGGTTTGCCCCAAGTGACCTGACACTTCCCTGTGTACTTATCTGTTGTGCCGAAGTGGCGTTGGTGTCCAAGCCAGTCCTTGTACTGATGCCAGTACTCTAGCCCCCCCTTTACGTCATCGAAGATCGCGTAATCGAGACGCGATGCGTCGACATACTTGATACCCTTTCGTCCGTCTACCCCAATCTGTCCTAGTGCTATTTCCCCCTGAAAGTGCACGTGATTGTCGGATATGGCCCGTGCCCACAGGGTTTTCCCTGTGCGTGTTGGCCCAATCAGGATTAGGCTCTTCCCTCTCTCTGTGCTTAGTCAGCATACTGTTATCAACCCTGAATAAACAATTAACTGTTCACCTCCGGAGGACCGAGTCATGGATACGAACTAGCGCACCATAACAGGGGCTCGCCGTAGGGGGCTAGGGTGGGACCCCCCGAAGGGAGGGATACCCGACCCGGAGGTGACCCTGTGGAGGTGTAAGCCATTACAGGAGATACTGTCTCCCAACTTAACCTAAAGGATTCATCCTTCACTCTGTAACTGGCGCACTTGAAATGTAGGCGCTGCGACGACCCCCCCGAGTCATGGAACGTAGTGACTGCAGCCGTAATGTCCGTGTAAGATAATTAAAAATAAAACTCACTTCCTTCTTTCCACCCCTCCACATACTGTTTGACCCACTCCCCCAGTTCTGGATAATCCTCGGTGTTGATAGTTGTTCCGATGGGTGTCTCGTACTTCGGTGCTTCGACCGTGAAGCGATCGTCGAGGTAGGACTTAAGTCCGTTATAGCCGAGGTAGTACTGTCGTCCAAGCATTTCTTCGAAGTGTTGTTCTGCTTCTGCACGTGACTTCGATTCTCGAATCTTCTTTGTTAGCTCTTCGTCGCGTTTTTGC